TTCAGGCTGACGGTGATGCCTTTCATATTGATGCTGGAGCACATTATTTTAGAAACGCAGCAGGAACTACTAGCAGAATTGTAATCAATTCTGAGGGTGAAGTTGGTATCGGAACTGATGATCCACATAAAAAATTGCATGTTGTAAAATATGGTGGTCATGGAGGAGTTCGTATAGAGGCATCTGGTGATACAAATAGAAGTGGTATAGAATTTTATAGAGAAACATCCGCAGGTATAGGTAAAGGTGGAGCAGCAATATGGGTTGAATCCGACACAAGTAGTACTAATGGTAAATTAAGATTTGGAACAGCAAGTAATGCATCTGTCCAATCTCAAAACACTGATATGATTTTGGATAATAATGGTCAATTGGGTATCGGAACTGATAATCCTACTAACCGTTTAGATGTTCAAGGAGGAACTACCAATACTGCAATTGTTGCTCGTTCAACAGATGCAAAAGCACAAGTTTCATTAGTAGATAATACAACTACTGGTGTGGGTTGTGTTGTAATTGGTGCAGAGGGAGATGATTTATTCTTGACATCAGGTTCTGGTGGTGTAGAAAGACTTCGCATCAACTCTGCTGGAATTGCAACTTTTCAAGGAGATGTTACATTAGAAGCTGCTGGTGCAAACAGAATAAGTATGCGTCATTCATCTGGTGGTAATGCTGTAATCAAGAATCCAACTGCAGCAAATTTATCTTTTGGAACTAATGATAATGATAATGAATTAACTATTGAAAATGGTGGTAATATTGGAATCGGAACTGATAATCCCAATGCAAAAATAGACATTGTAGCAAATTCTGCATCTGGTTATATTGCAAGTTTTCGTCAACAACATGCAAGTAATTATGCAACCATTCTTATAGATTCTCCTGCTGATACTAATGTAAGACCATCATTTATTGACTTGGCATGTGCAGGTACTCTTCATTGGAGTTTTGGACAAGCATATGGTTCACAAGTAAATAACACATTCCATTTCTCAACTTCTGATCTTGGAGCAGGTGAAACTGGTTCTAAATTAGCAATCACAAAAGCAGGTAATGTTGGTATCGGATCAGCAGCACCAGAACACGCATTGGTCGTCAAAGATACTGGGCTGGCAAGAATTCGTATTAGAAATGATTCTACTGATTCTTCTTCATATTCATCTTTGAATTTGAAGACTGCTATTAGTGATTGGTCTATCTATACAGAAAGTAGTGGAAGTACAAATTATTTAAAAATCTATGATGTAACTAACAGTAAAACTAGACTTCATATTGATGATGGAGGTAATATTGGTATCGGAATTGACGATCCACAAAAGACTTTAAATGTTGTTGTTGGTTCAGGAACCACTGAGTTAATTCGTCTTTCTCAAACTGTTGATGCTAGTGTTCAACAAAATTTTGGAATAGGGTGGTGCTCAAATAATAACCACACATGGCCTGGAGCACAAATAACTTCTTTGGAATATGATGTTTCGGATTCAAGGAGACATTTACTTTTTTATACAAGAGGATTAAATAGTGATACTACTCCAATTGAAAGACTTCGCATCCATTCAAGTGGTAATGTTGGAATAAATCATCAACAACCGAGTGCTGGATTACATATCAAAAAACAAGGTAGAAACTTTAGTCTAAATCAATTCTATGATGGGTATGCTTCCGATAACGGTATCCAGAATTCTGATGATTCAGGTAGTATTGCTGGATCGCAGGTAGGAGAAAGGACTCACTCTCTTATCCTAGAGAGTACTACGACTGCAGCTGCAGATCGTGGATCTTCCATAGGATTTAGAGCAAAAAGTGGTGACACTCTGACTGATGTTACTTATGCTGCCATTGTGGGTGCTAAAGAGAACAATGTGTATGATGACTCTAATGGTTATGATGATCAAGCTAAGGGTTACTTAGCGTTTTACACATCTAATCAGTATGCTTATAGTCCTCACTATGGTACTCAAAACATAGAAAGACTTCGCATTACATCAGCAGGTAAAGTTTCTATTACCTCTAGTGGTACTATAAATGCTGATCCTTTTGCTGGACTTTATTTACAAACAGATGGATATGATATTGATAGTGGTAATGCCATAAAAGATAGTACAATGGGTGGTATGGTCATCCATATGAATTCTAACGATGATAAATCTGTTGGATTATGGTTTGCTACTAATAATGCTCATTGGTCTGGTATTAGTGGTCAACGTAGTGCTTCAGCTACAACTTGGGGTACAGATTTGAGATTCTATACTCACGAAGATGCTACAAATGATTTAACATATACTCGTGAAAGACTTCGCATCACATCTGCTGGAGATATTCAATCAAAGGATTCTGTTCAATCAGGCGGTAATGCTACAGGAGGTTTTAAGTTTTCATCAGTTGATACTGCTTGTGTTCTAGGGATTCAACAACCAAGTGATGGTGCAGATACTAATGCTGCATTCCAAATATGGGATGGTTCTTCAAATAATCTCAGAATAAATTATGATGGAACTATAAAACTAGCTAGTGGTGCTGGTATTAACTTCTCTAATTATGGTGCAGAAGAAGATCCTGATAGTACCACGACTGATGTTACTAGTAATTTATTAGACGATTATGAAGAAGGCTCCTTCGATCCTACATTTGGAAGTGCAATTGCTAATGGTAGTTATCACTCAGAGACGGAAGGTAAGTATACAAAAATAGGGAATAGAGTTTTTATTAGTCTACATATAAGGAAACAAAGTGCCAATAGTGCTACAAGTGGGGCTTTAACAATTGGTGGTCTACCTTTCGTTTCTACTAATACAAAGGCAACTTCTGGACTAACTGTTGGGTATAATAATAATTTCTTTAGAAGTGATGATGGTGAAAATGGTGCTGTAACATGTCTTCTTTCTGGTGGGTACAATTATGCCTATTTCTATACTGGAGGAGGAGATAATACAACGGGAGCAAGTTTGACTAGTATTAATGAATCTGTTTACATTCACGGTCATTATATGGTTGGTTAATAAAAAATTAGACCATTATATGTCTATAAACTGATGCCTAAACCTGTTTAATTCGGAGAATTTCCCTAATGGCTTTAACAAAAACAACAGAAGTAGATAAGATCGAAATAGTTGGTCAATATAAAGCAGTTCAAGTAAGAACAGCTACAATCATCAAAGAAGATGGAGTAGAATTAAGTCGTAAATTTCATCGTAAAGTATTGCATCCTGGTATATTAGATGCTAGTGATAATCTTGTAGATACAGATATAGATAACGAAGTATTTGATGTAAGAGTTGTATGTGAAGGATTATGGACTACTGCCGTTAAGGATGCGTGGAAAGCAAAATTAATAGCTGATAAATCTGCATTAACTTCTTAACTTACTACTGGTACTTTTAGTGCTTCCATTTTCATAAATTGTTCTTGCATATTATAATATAGTTTATAATTCTCTGTCGTAAGATAATATCCCATTATATCATTACCATCACAGTGCCAACCATATGCTTGAAGACGTTCACAAGCACCATCTATACGCAATTTTTTATTTCCTTGCAGATATTCGTGGTATCTCTCGTCTAAGTTTATCATTGGATTTGTGGAAGTCTGTGTTGATATTATAACATTATGTATAAGAGAATTAATGTTTCTTAATATTCTCTTTTTATTTACTTAATGTATATTAACTTTTGCCCATACACTACATAATGTGGTATAATTAAATCATCTTCATCTAAATCTATGTATGAACCACAGGTAGACGATTATGTTGTATGGGATCGAGGTGAGTATGGTAAGGATGAAGGTTGGGTCTATTTTAAAGGAGATGAAGTAGACAATGAAAAAAGAGTAAAGTTTGGATGGAAACCAGTTCCACGTTATATTACTATAGAAACTGGTATTAGACCTAAACCTCAATGTGATTATTCGAAGAATGATCCACACAAATATATTCATACATTATTGTTGTGTTATGATTCATGTTGGCATCAATTAAAGTTTATAAAGAAGAGGGATACTAGAAATATACAACACTGGTCACAATATGATGATATAGCAGGTAATGAGTAATCTGATACACAATAAATAAGAAAACGCATTTATTATGGACAAGATAGACACACAAGGGTTGAGTGGCCCTGCAACGGAAGGATGTACTGATAATGTATATCCACACGACGAAAATGGAGAACCAATTCTTCCTCGTGCTGTAATTAGACCTCGCAGAATTCATACACCTGAAATTGTTAGAGAATTAAAGATTCTTATCAATGAAGTATTAGATGAGAGGGAGCACAAGAAGAGACTGGCAGGTGCTTATGATAACGTGGAACCATTACCACCATCATACTTCGATACAGAGCATTTTAAGCATCTTGTTGATGAAGAAGAACCACCTTACCAAGATTGGAGTCAATCCAATAAACCAAAACTAGATTATAATCCAGGATACTATCAATGAATAGATGTATATGTCCTCAACTACAACAGGAAGGTATAAGAGAATGAAACTAGGTATTATGTGTTCTGGTAACGGAACAAACTTTGAAAACATCCTTCGTACTTGCACTGAAGATGAAGTAGTCATAATGATACATAATAAGAAGAAATGTGGTGCTGTCAAAAGGGCAGAGAAATTTGGTATTCCACATTGTTATGTAAATGCCAAAGATGAAGACCATATGATAAAATTATTTGAAGCATGGAATGTAGATCTCATAGTTCTTGCAGGATATATGAGAATTATTAAGAATCCATCTGCATTTCCTGCACCTATAATAAACGTCCATCCATCATTACTTCCAAAATACAAGGGCCTACACGCTGTAGAACAGGCAATGGAGGCAGGTGAAGATGTTACTGGTTGCACAGTACATTATGTGAATGAGGAATTGGATGGAGGTGAGATAATAATGCAAGGAAAGGTTCCTATCCTTCCTGATGACGATGTAGAATCTTTGACTAAAGCAGTTCAAAGAAGAGAGTATGCACTTTTACCACAGGCAATCGAAAATGTTAAGCACACAATACAGAAATAGAATAGTAGATATCTGTTGTCGTATGATCTCTACTGATGGTCAAGTAGATTTAGATGAAAGAATATGGATGTCTAAGTTATGTGAGAAGAATGAAAATGCAAAAGAACTTGCAGGTGCTATGTTATGTCCTAATACTGTAGGTGAGGATGTAAACTACTATCAGTAGGCATAAATTTTTGTTAAAATGTATCAGCAAATATAGACACAATTTGCATAAATAATGGTAGAATTAGGGATAACAAGATGATCTGAATCTCTTGGTTATTGTAGTTCATTGGGAGGCAATTATGCACAACTTAATTTCATTTAATCAACTAGCTGGATCAAAACATATGGAATATAATGATTCACATAGTGATTTAATCAACGAATACTACGAGTGCTTGATTGACTGTGAAGACGACCAACGTGTTTGTAAACGTATATGTAAGGAGGTTTTAGTTTAAAACAGTTCAAGACGTTTATCTTAACAAACAAATGATTAAGTATCAACATCCACCTTAAAGTAAATTCAATTAGTAAATATTCATACCCCTTGACTTTTTAGTTGAGGGGTTTTATAATGGAAATCTCATAGAGTCCCTAAAAGCTTTTTTAAAATAAAAATGACCCGAACTCAGAGAGCATTTAATAAGAATCTTAAGAGT